ACAATAAACAGTATCTTCTTTTAATATCTCATCTTTTATATTTCCTAACCTATAATCTGATTCCTTTTTTATTTCATCGGCTATATTATCGGCATTTAAAACGCGATAATCCGAAACACTGCCGAACCTGAAAATAATACCTTCACTAATTACAAGACTTAAAACAGTGTTTAAATCTCGGCTTGTTTCTTTCGCAATATATTCTATTGCTTGTTTTTGTTTGTCTGTTAATTCAAGATTAATTGATTCCATAATAGAAAAGTAATAAACCAGGCTAAGAGATAAAAAAAACTGATTTATTAATAATTATATTAGGTCAATATATAGAGTCAATAAATATATATTATGCCAATTTATAAAACGTCTACTTAGTGAAATTGTATATACACTTTTTTTAGTTGGTACATTTTCAAATTATTTTTTTTAATTTATATTTTTTTTAAGATCTTTTTTATTTTTTAACCAGGTTAATTAATAAATATTTTTATTATTTTTTTTTTAAAAAAATTAGGGCATATTTTGGGCTGATTTGTTGTTATTAATTTTGGGCTATTTTGCCTGGAATTATTGTTATAAACTAGTTTTTAACTATGTATAACTAAAAATCCTTGAGATCCCTTGGTATGACTAGCTTTTGACCCTTTTTAACTATATTTATAGTACATCTGTACTAAAAAAATACCCCTAAACCGACCTTTTTCCGTAACAGCCTATAACCGAACCCTTGCAAGAACTGCACTGTTTTCCAGGTACTCTAAACCAGACCCTTGCAAGAACTTTGTGTGTCTATAACCGATACCTTGCAAGAACTTCATCTTCCTATCTCTTTTAACAGGTTACGATTGAATGAATCATCAACAGTTGCTTTTGCAATTTTAAAGAAATCAAACTTAGGTGCAAATGCAGGTATTGGTATTTGTTTCATTACAAATGTAAGTTTTTTATTTTTTCTTAAATATATACCTTTTTTATATCCACTATTTCTAACAGATTTTTCACCCATATAAAAATAACGATTATCTTTTGGTCTTTTACTACCTCTTAAATGTGACAATATTTTTTTATATGTATTTGGTGTCATTTTGCCGACAGGAATCATAATCTCATCACTGCCTTGTATAGGTGTGCTATCTCTTCCTATATATGTATCTGCACTTTGCAAACCACGTTGAAAACGTGTTCTAAATGCTGTACCGCCATAAATGTGAGGTGCTAAATAATCACTAGGTGCATTGCCACCTTTTTTTCTATCTTGTGAAATAAAAACAGATGCACGCAGTTTTGTTTTACTTACTTGTTCTGGTTTCTTATATCTAAATGATCTAAGTGTATAGCTATTAGCATTATTAAATATAAAACCAGGTCTTGCATTTTCTTTTAATTTTACTGTCGCATCAAAAACTGCTCTGTTTGCAGCAAGATAAGCAGCACGAGGTATTAATTGTTTTTCAATAGCGTTTACTTCGCCAAGTATTTTATTAACATCAAATTTTATTGTTTGTATAGCCATGCTCTAATTATACACAGACAAAAAAAATCGCCTTGTAAATGAATAGAAAACAAAGCGACTAGATATCTCTTGTTTATATATTATCACACTTTTGCGTATCTGCGATAATTCCAAACACACCAGGCTGTTCATCAGCATTGCAATACATTTTACGAGACATTATTAAATAACAGTTTGCATCATCTTTTATAACACCAGAATATGTCATGGCATCCATAACAGCACGAATAATTTTATCAATATCAGGTTTTGTAATTTTATAGAGTGGTGCATCATCACGCAGTATGTGTGAATATTTTCCTGTTCTGTAATGTGACTTAAGACGAGGAAATCTAAAGTCTAAGGTCACATTTATACCACCATCAAATTTGTAGCCGTTAGCAGCCTTCTTTATGTCATATATAAGTTGATTACGCCAGGCAGGTAGGCTTGCAGATTGTTCAATCATTATGCCATTACCTACATGACGTTTAGAACCTTGCGGAGCAGGTATACCAACTGTCATCCATCTTACTTCTGTCATTAATATTTAATAGCCATCTGCCAGTAGTCTGGTCTATCTAACTGTATTTGTCTTGATACTATTTTTACTACGATGCCATCAACAGGATACTGATCACTAAATATTTTATGTTTAATCCACATCTGTCTATAGCTTTCTAAAAAACGTAATTCTGACAATGAAAAGCAAGGTGTTTGAAAACCTAATCTTTTTAGATAGTCAAGAGTATCATAATGATCTGTATCTGCATTTATGATCTGAAATGCACAAAAGCTAAGACCTGATGGGTCACCTGCTTTAGCTCTTAAATAACCACCAGATTTACCTTGAGACATAGCACCTGTCTGTTGTGGTGCATATAACTCACCTCTAACTTGTATTGTGTCTTTTGTTTTTATAACATCAGGTACGTTTTGTATCTTCTGTATTTTATCTGTAACATCAGAACCTGTACGAGTGATAGCGTGATGTAATCTGCCGTTAATATATTCTATTGCAATAGCACAACCATCTAACTTAGGCTCAATCATGATAAGAGTATCTAACTGTAAATCATCTATAAAATCTTCTATAGGATCTTTTTCTAATGATGGCAAAGGCAATGCATCTCTGTTTGTAAAGTAGTCAGAGTCAGGATTAATTGAAAGTAACTGCTTTTCTAAGATGTCAAACTCTTTATCTGACACTAGTGCATTACCATCACGATAGTGTTTGTCTAAATGCTTGACTTGTTGTTCTAAATTCATTGCTGTAAGAGATATATGATAATAATTATAGGTCTAGATATATACCTTGTCAAACTATTTCTCAAGTTCATGTATTCTTTGTTTAAGTTCATCAAACTTACAGATATATTCTTTTGTTGTAAGTTCTAGCTCTTGTTCATTCCAGATACGATTTAGTTCTCCTATCTGTGCATACAAATCTTTAATTATTTCTTCTTTCCTGTTCTTTATTTCTTCATAGTCAGAATTTTTGTTTGACACTCCCCGAGTCCAACTGTTTATTAGCAAGAACAACTCTTTTATTCTGCTAACTGCATAGTCAATCTTTTCTCTATTCCTCATTTTTTAACTCCATATATGAGTTATTATTTTCACTACGCCAGGTAACATCTTCTTTTGTAATGATCTCTTCTTTTGTATACATATTATATTTGCATTGTTTGCATTTTACCCAACGTAATATGTAGTTTTGATAAGGGTAAGTTTTAAATACAGCAAAGCCTGTACTTTTACATTCGGGGCATTGCCAGTTCTTTCTAGTAGTCATTTTGCCTCCTGTGTTCCATTTTTACCTGTATTATCTACTGCATCTAAGTTTGTCCACATTTCTGTATCCTCAGAATATTCCCAACAACATTGATATTGATCAAGGTAAATGTATCCATCATAAGGATTATATGGAAAATGTATTTTTTCATCAAAGCCATATGCATTTGTCATTGTTCTACCTCCACATCTTTTATTCTCCAAGAATCAGGAGATTGTTTTGAATCTAATGTACCTATAGCTTCTGCTACTTTTTTTAGCTGACGTAACTCTTTTTGTTTTGCAGCAATGTCAGGATCACTACTGTAATCGTAAACAACTCTACCTTTAACAGGTATATATTGTTTGTTTTTATATGTGATACAGCCAGAACTTGACTTTAAATAATCAAGATGTCCTTCTGCTAAATATTTAGTTAGTTTTTTATTTATAAGAAGTTTTTCTTGTTTTAAATATTCCTTTTCTTTTTTTAGTTCTGCAAGTCTGGATAAATACTCTTCTGCAAGAATTGGTACGTTCATTTTGTAAGAGATAATAATTTATAGTATAGGTTAATATCTATACCTGTCAATCATAAATCAGGTTTTTTATAGTTGTAGTATTCAGTTAATAATTTTTCATGATCTAGTTTCATCTGTTCAAATACTTTATTCATATACTGCAAGTCCTTAGATGTCATTTCATCTTTGTTGCTCATGTTTTTATGAAACTCCTGTTGAAACTTACGCATCTTTTCTGCGTGTTCTTTTACCTGTTTTAACAGTTGTTCTCTTCTTGTCATTGCCATAGTTGTTGCTCTGCAAAATTTCTTAGTCGTTTAATCCACAAGTTTTCATAAATAGTTAATGCCTCACCACTTGCGTGTACAGGATATGCAGGTTGATCTGGATAAACATACAGTGCAATAAATCTATCTACATCCATATCATGATTTTCTTTCAGACAAACACGATATGCTTGCATTTGACATAATGCTTCATTTGTTAATTCTTTTGTAGGTATAGACTTATCTGCATTTTTTGTTTTTAAGTCAAACAATACTGTCTTGCCATTAATTTTTAACAGTGCATCAAACGTACCTGCAAAAGGTATTACGTTTTTATCACTGCAAACTTTCTGTTCAGTGCATATGACCTCATCTATATGTTTCCATATAGGGCATTGCTGTATTCTATCTGTATATTCTTTGTATTCAGAAGGAAAAATCTCTGATATTACTTGAGGTTTTTCACCATTAAGAAATTTTTCTGTCCAATCGTGCAGATCAGATCCACGCTTTGCTGCTTTTCTTAGTTCTATATCAGGATCAAGACCTGCATCTATCTGTTTTTGTCTCCATATTCCAAGCCCATATGCCATAGATTTTGATACAGTTTTTGCAAGAATGTTTGTAACAGATGCATATTTTAGTGAAGGCTTATATTCGTTAACATAATATCTATCACCATTATCAGGGTTGATTTGGATTAAAGGTAGTTGTTTCATATTTACCAACCTAAATCACTAGCTTTGAAAACTTTATGTGCTGGATGCTTTGTCTGCTTTACTTCTTCTTTTTTATCAGAGTATTCAATAGTTCTATTATAGTTAATCTGTTTCCAAGTACCTGCCATACAAGCTTGGTCAAGTTGCTCTACAAGAACTTTTTTACCAAGATTATCTAATATTTTTTCTAGTTCTCCCATTTGCAGCGACCAGGCTAATCTGTTTTTTGTACCTTTTTTTACACGCCAAAAAGATGCAATTTTATCAGAATATGGCTTTAATTTATCAGGAATACTAGTCTCAAAATCATACGGTAAAGGGGTGTTCTTAGGGTTTCCCTCAGACTCCCTTCCGACATCTTCCCCCAAAACACTGATTGAATTTTTTAAATTTTTTTCTTTAGAAGAAAAATTAGAAGATTCAAAGTGTACCTTGTCTTCGTTTACAGGTGTAGAAGTTTTGTTATCTATATGATTAGATATCTCTTCCGCACCGACACGGTACGCGGGTAGTCTAACTAAGCTGTCAAGGTTGTCAAGACTACTTTTTAATATCATATTTATGTATTTAGATAGTGACAGGTATTCGGGCTTTTTTTCTTTTAATTTAGCCTCTGTTACTTCTGAAATAGTAACTGTAATTCGTTTCATCATAGTGATGCAATGTGATGCAAAAGTATGCAGTTTGCATCATTACGCATCACCCTGTGGAAAACAAGTTTTATTTACATATGAATATATGATCTTGACATGATCATATGTGTTAGGGATATTTGAATTATGAACATTAATAATCCTAATCTTGCAGGTGTCATCGAAATCAAAGATGTACATCAATTGCCTACAGGTTTTAAGGCAAAGTATATGGCATGGGCGAAAGTTGCCTCCATATTTAATGACAAGTGTCCTGGTTGGACACATCATACAAAAATAAATGAACAGGATGGTACACCATTATTTGATGCACCAGATGGTTCTATGTATTTTATTTTTTATTTCCAAGATCCAGAAGGTAACAAATTTTCTGACTTTATTTATCCAATAATGGGTAATAAAAAACAGGCACTAAAAAGACAACAGATTGATGCAAGAGAAGTATCAGACTCTCAACGCAGAGGTTTTGTTGCACATTGTGCGTTTCAGTTTTCTTTAGGTTATGAATTATGGGCTAAAGAAGAAATAGAAGATAACGAACCTCATCTTAAGGTTGTTACTAAAACCGAGACTAAACCAGAACCTATCAAGAAAAATCAGTACAGCAGAGAAGAGCTTGTCAGCATGATTATGAATGAACTGAACGTCAAAATGAAAGATGACGAGCAGAAAAAGTTATGGGTATTGGCAAAAGCAAGTCAGTACAAAATTACAGGTAATGGATCTAAACTACAGCAAATGACAGTCTTGCAACTTAAAAACTGTCTTAAGGAGTTAGAAGATGGAAAATTCTAAGGATTATCCAAAAATCCGTATCAATGCACTGATTGATCAAAAAGCATACAAAAAAATGCAACAAGAAGTGCAAAAAAGATATATTACTGACAAAAAAGTAACTATGTCCTCGTTAACAAACGAGATTATCCTTGCCCACTATCACATTCTTTAAATGGCTTACGAAAATTTATTTAACGGCAGATTAGTTCTGTTTACAAACAACGAAAAGAGATCTGAAAAGTCTCCTGACATGAGCGGAAGTATTGAATTTGAATTATCAGATGCACTTGCTTTTGCAGAATGGATTACTGGACAACCTGGTGAAGCTAATTATGCAGGTGACAAAGTAATAAAAGTTCCTGTCAGTGCATGGAATCGTGAATCAAAAAAAGGTACAAATTTTGTATCAGGTTCTGTATCTGTAGCAAAACCACAAGATGAGGAGACAGATGAGTTACCGTTTTGATTGGCGTTTATTTTTATATAAATTACTAACAACAAAACAGCAAAAAGCTTTTGCTAATCTAAAAACAAGACGTTACGATCCTAACTAATTTTTATTAATACGTTTGTTAAGGGCTGACACTAGTTTGTTCAGCCTTATAACAAAAAACAATGCTATTGATATAAAAAAGTTTTTTATCATTCTACGCAACACCCACCAGTGTATTATTTTTGCCTGTTCTGCTTTTGCAATTGTTACATGAGCTTCTGCCAGTTCTTGTAGAGTTGCTGCAAGAATTGCATCTCTTTTTGCATTATTACGCAACAGACTAATGCAATACCTTTTTACATAATTTATATCAGGATTGTTTTCTATTTCTCTACAACGCATTTCTGTAGATAGTTGTAGTTCTATAGGAGGCTCTTCTGCAAAAATTACAAATTTGTCTTTCATAAGTTTCTACCTGGAAACAACTGATGTTCTAGAAAATCAACAGCCTGATCATCTAGCTCGTTTGATGTTTGCTTACAAATAGAACGTAGTAGATCTACAATAAGTTGCTTTACTGCTGATGATGAAAAAAACTTAAGTAGTATTGGTTTTAATAGTTTTAACATAGATAGTTATGTGTTACTTCCCAAACATAACAGTATTTGCTAAGTTTGGCATATAGCTGCCTACTAAAGCAATGGTCATCTGCTTTCTCCTCACACTAAGGCAGTTTTCTTAATATGGAAGAACAAGAAGAAAAAGAAGGTAATGGTCTGATAGCTAATGTGGTTCAGATGATTATACTTTTTTGGAGTTTGGGGGTAATTTCTTGGTCATACTTTAACCCTAACCCTACTCGTCAAATTGATACCACCTTCGCGGCTGGATTGTTAAGTGCTGTAACTGCCCAGTACGGCCTAAACATCAAGAAAAATGGTGACAAAAAAAAAGTAAATGGTAATGTTAAGATAGTTGACAATAAAGATTCTAAAGTTGGAGTTGTAAAAAAATGAAAAAACTTCTTGCAATTTTTTGTCTATTACCCACTGCTGCGTTTGCTGATATAAAACAAGAATTTGTCACATCTGCTCAAATTACTGTAGATATGCCTTATGTTGTTACGAATAAAGTAGGAACTACATATAGTCTTAGCGGAAATAATATTACACCATCTGTAACTGTAGGAGATACCACAACATCAGGTAAGATTGGTGGGATTAATGTTGGTTCGTTAACTGATGGCGTTCCAGCAATGATTCAAACGGATACTTCAGTAACAACAGCTGGATCTGCTTTCAGTAAAACAGAATCAGTAATAATGGGAGATGCTACACCATCTGCTGTAACTCCTAGTAGTGGTATTGCACCTTTAACAGTATTGGGTGGACAAACTACTATAGGATCAGGCGGTACTGCTGGATCTCTCGCTTTAACGTCATTGAGTTCTGGAGTCCATACTTGTACCGCAGGTGGATCGGGTACATCTTGCATAGGATCTACTAAAGTTACTATTACGATTGACTAGACTTTGGCTGCTGGTTTTATTACTATTACCTATAAGAACACTTGCTGTTCCTGTAGTTCCACAGTTTCGTACAGGAAGCTCTACAACATCAAGTACATCTGAATCAGTAATAAATGAAACTATCACAAGCCATCAATATAGGACAGGATACTCATACTCAGCATCAGGACATAATATTGAATCTGAGACAGGATTTATTAATCCTACTCCTACAACTGCGAATGAACAAACAGTTGGAGGAGTAAACTTTAGTTGGACTTCGCCAAACTTAGAAGCTATACCTCGTTGGGGAATTGTAAACGATGGAGCAGCTTTTTCATTGCAAGAAACTTTAATTACACCAGGATTAGACACAATAACCACAATAGGCAGAACTATAACAACAAGAACAACAACAGAAACTACAACTACCTTTGGGCAGTAGCTTTACTTCTTTGCCCTACAAAAGTATTTGCTAATACCACGGTTGCCTCTCCATCTAGTAATGCCCAAGGAGTAGTGAATAACAATGCCACTATGATTACGCCTTCAGCTATGCCATCTTACAAAATGAGTCAAGGTATTGTCTGTGCTTCTCCTAGTTTTACAATTACACCTTATGTAACAGATAGCTGGTCTTTTGCACTACCTAAAGAAACAGTTACTAGAACACCCATTTATGATGAAGATACTGGAGAAATAAAATATTACTCAGAAATACCAAGATTTGAAAAAGATAATTTTAATTTAAATTATGGAATATCTGCTCAGTTTAATATTCCACTAGGTAAATCACCAGCACTTTGCCATGAGGCAACAGAAGTAAATATTGAAGCACAAAGATTACTGATAAAGAAAACTAAAATGGAGATTAGTTTATATCGTTTAGAAATGTGTGCAAAACAAGCAAAGTTGGGAGCTACATATAAACCTGGAACACCAGAAGCGGTTACTTGTCAAAATATTATTGTAGACATACCCCCAAATCAAGTTATACCGCACAAACATAAAATAGAGCAGTAGACAAGCTACAGGAAACTTGCCTACCTAGACACCCTATCCATTGCCTTTTCAAATAGGGTATATTTATTTTACTTTATTTTTATTAAATTTAGAAATAATATTTTTAAAAATAGTTTTACTTAATGATTTGAGAACGCCCAAAAGTAGTGGAGAACTGGCAGCCAAGAGAGAAATAGCAACAACATTAAGA